GAGGATATGGACAAGATCGACGACCTGCTCGACGGCACGACAGCCATCAAGCCGAACCTAGATCTCGGCCTGTGGAAGGTGGGCGGGACGGCTGTCACCTCGACGGCCGCTGAGTTGAACATTCTGGACGGCGTAACGGCAACTGCAGCGGAACTGAACATCCTCGACGGCGTCACCGCGACGGCTGCAGAAATTAACAAGCTGGACGGCTTGACGCCTACTACCGCAGAATTGAACTTCGTGGACGGCGTCACGTCTGCCATTCAGGCGCAGATAGACGCAAAAGCCCCGTTGGCATCTCCCACCTTCACCGGGACTGTTGCGCTTCCGGCCACCACTGTGGCAGACGCGGTCACGACGACTGCCGACAATGACGGGACATTCTCGTCTGGCACATACACCCCCACCCCCGTTGGCGGGAACATGAAGCGCATCGTCAATGGCGGTGCCTTTACGCTCGCCGAGCCTACTGTCGCCGGGGACTACACCATGGTCATCCAGATCACCAACAACGCTTCGGCGGGTGCAATCACATTGTCAGGGTTTAATAAGGCCGCTGGAAGCCCGTTCACCACCACCAACGGGCATGATTTCTTCGTGTACATCACGAAATGCAACGGCTTCACCTTCGCGAATGTGGTTGCACTGCAATGACCTTCCCCCTGATGCCGAACACAACGACATTCGCGCCCAATCCAACGGTGACCTACTTAATGTCTAATGGTGGCAACGCAGATGTGGTAAGTGCCACATCGACTGCCGCCGAAAACCGCTTCATCGTCTTCGTTTCAAGCGCAAGCGCGACTGCTGTAATGTCATCCTGTTCGATAAACGGCGTGGCGGCAGAAGTGGCAAGCTCTGGGAACGCGACATTTGCCTGTGCGTATGTACCGACCGGGACCACTGTGACGGCCACTCCGACATTCTCTTCAGGTGGAACTACTGGCTCCACTGGCATGTCGGCTTTGTATGCAGTTTACGGGCTGGAAAGCCCCATTTGGCGGTCTGTGACCTTCGGCAGCGGCAACCCGGCATCGGCCAGCATCACCATACCGCAAGGCGGCCTGATTTTTGCCCCTGTGTGGTTGAATAACGATAACCAGACCCCCGCTTTCACCAACGCCACCCTCGACTTCGAAAGCGACAATGGGAATAGTTACGGCTTGGCAGTTGGGCACAGGGATGCCTCTGACGCAGGAACGTACACTGTATCTGTGTCAGTTGGGGCGGGAACATTGTACATGGGCTTGGGCTGCCTGCGGTGAGGATGACATGACAACTGAGATGCTCTGGAGCCTTGGCTTATCTGCTGTCCTTGGTCTCGTTAGCTGGATCTTGAAGGGCCATTCCGACGAGGTGCAGCGCCTTCAAATCCTGCTCAACCGCACACGCGAGGAGATGGCCCGCGACTACGTCACCAAGACCGACGTGCAGGCCAGCATCAACATGCTGATCGCTCGGATCGACAACCTCGACCACAAGATCGACGCGCTCTTGAGAAATCTGGCAAAGTGAATGTGCCGTTGATCTGGGTGGCTTATACCCACCTCTGGATCGACGGGCGCATGGTATTTGTCAAGATTTGCAGGTATACTGCGGACGTAGCACTGGCGGTTCATCCGCTTTTCCCGTGCCCGCCGTTCTGGAGCCTGTGATGTTCGACCCAGTTAGCATTGGCATGGCCATCAGTGTCGGAAGCAAGGCTTTCGGCCTGCTGAAGCAAGGCATTGCGGCTGGACGTGAGATACAGGACATGGCCGCGCAGTTGTCAGAGTGGGGCAAGGCTGTCTCTGATATCGCGTACGCTGCAGACAAGGCCAACGAGCCGCCGGGTGTGTTTAAGACGCTATTCGGCGGCGACACCCAGAAAAGCGCCATTGATATTTTTGCCGCTCAGAAGCAGTGCGAACAACAGCGAAAAGAATTAAAGCAATTAATATCATACACTTACGGGCATGATGCGTGGCTGGACTTCCAAAACATTGAGCGCCGGGTGCGAGAGCAACAGCGCGAACAGGTTTATCGACGCCGTGAGATCATCGAATCGATCATGGAATTTTTGCTGTGGTCGGGTATAATCTTGGCCGCGATGGTGCTGGCTGGCGTCGGCCTGTACTTCTGGGGCGTCTATCTGGGGAGGTGGTAAGATGGCACTAGAGCATTGGATATGGCCTGCCTTTGCAATTGGTATTGCATTGGTATTCTATTTCAGCGGCGACGGCTTCTATCGCTACCCCTGCCAAGATCCACAAAACTGGGCTGCCTTGGAATGCCAACCGCCGATCTGCCTTCGCACCAAGAACTGCGCCGATGATCTAACTGGAGGGGCCGCACCATGAAAAAAAATGATCCTGATTTTCTGGAAGCCAAGCTGCGCTACTTCGTCGGCGTCTCGCTGACCCTGATCCTTGGCGGCAGCATCTTCATCATCCTGTACTCGCTGGTCTTCGTGACCCAGCCTCTGGGTGAGAGTTCAGAAAACGACCGTGCCCTGTTCTCCATCCTCACCCCCATTGCCAGCTTCATCACCGGGGCGCTGGGCGGTGTGATGGCCGCAGGCAACAACCGCAAACGGGGCAGCGAAGATGACGCGCCCCCTCCACAGGAGTACACCGAATGATGGATTTTGGAGATGCACTCCGCGCCCTCAAGCAGGGCAAGCGCCTTTCGCGCACAGGCTGGAACGGCAAGGGCCTGTGGCTGGAGCTGCAAGTCCCGGACGCGGGCAGCAAGATGACCTTGCCCTACGTTTACCTAAACTACCCTGACGACGCCCAGAACACTCCGGGCGCTCGGGTTCCGTGGCTTGCCAGCCAGACAGACATGCTGGCCGAAGATTGGGGGATTGCAGAATGATCGGACGCATGGTTGGGATGCTTGTTGGCCGCAAGCTGAAAGAGAAGGCCGTTGATGCCGTGCTGGACAAGGTGAACCTGCCTGACCCGGTCGAGGGCGCGATCAAAATCGCCACCACGGGCAACGTCGGCGACCTGATCGGCGAAGTCGTGAAGAAGAAGACCAAGAAGTGAAGTGGCTCGTTGCCCTGCTTTTATCGGCCAGCCCAGCCGTCGCCACACCCTATGAGATCACCCGAGTGATCGATGGCGATACCATCGAAATCGCGGTGGACTTCCTGCCCGATCCTCTGCCGCCCAAGCTGTCGATCAGGGTTATGGGCATCGACACGCCCGAGAAGGCACCGCGCGCTCAGTGTGATGCCGAGGCGGCTTTGGCGAAGAAGGCCAGCGCGTTTACAAAAGACGCGGTCGCCAATGCCAAGGAGATCGATGTGCAGATTTTGAAGTGGGATAAGTATGGTGGCCGTGCGCTTGCGGACGTGTTTTTGGACCACCAGAGCCTAGCTCAAAGCCTGATCTCTGCGGGCCTTGCCCGCCCCTACAAAGGCGACGCCAAGCAGTCTTGGTGCGAATAAGGAGAAACTGAATGCTGACCAAAGAGAAGATCGTCCATCTCCTGCATGGAAACCCGGAAGCAGATGCGTGGGCAGACGCCGCGATGGAGATCCTGCCCAAGTATGAGATCACGACGGCAAACAGGATCGCTGGCTTTTTCGCTCAGACGGGCCATGAGAGCCAATCCCTAAAAGTGCTTGAGGAAAATTTGTTTTACCGGGCTGAAACGCTCGACAAGATTTTCCCAAAGTACTTCAAGAACGCTGGGCGCAACGCGGCTGAGTATGCCAAGCAGCCGCAGAAGATCGCAAACGTGGTCTACGCAAACCGCATGGGAAATGGCGATGCCGCCAGTAATGACGGCTTCAACTTCAGAGGCAGGGGGCCGATCCAGCTCACCGGGCGTGAAAATTATACGAACTTCGGCAAGACTGTTGGCCTGACAGCCGAGCAGGTGATCGACTACATCCAGACCAAGAAGGGCGCGCTTGAGAGCGCATGCTGGTACTGGAAGAGCCGCAACCTGAATGCGGCCTGTGACGACAACGACATCGTGAAAATGACCAAGCTTATCAATGGCGGGACGATTGGGCTGGATGACCGCCTGAAGCACTATACCGAAGCTCTGGCGATCCTTGGCGGCGCGGTGGCAGCACCCGTAAACCCGCAGATCACCGACGCTGTCACGCAGATCCTGCGCCGTGGCTCCAAGGGTGACGACGTCAAGAAGATGCAGGCTGCCCTCGGGCTGACGGCTGACGGCGACTTCGGCCCCGGCACGGAGGCTGCCCTCAAAAAGTGGCAGGCGGCCAACGGACTGACGGCTGACGGTGTGGCTGGCCCTAAGACATTGGCTAAACTCATCGGGTGATGTATGATCCGGCGCACAGGAGAACCCTATGCCGCTAATTCCGCTCCAGATCCCGCCGGGCGTTTACCGCAACGGCACCGAGTATCAGGCCAGCAGCCGCTGGTATGACGCCAACCTTGTGCGCTGGATCGACGGCACCATGCGCCCGGTTGGAGGGTGGCGCGAGCGCGACACTCTTGGATCGACAGCACCGAGAGCGGCGCTGGCGTGGCAGGATCTCAGCGCCGACCGCCGTTACGCGGCCGGGTTTCACGACGCCCTGAAAACGGCGCTGTCCTCCGGCACAATAACCGACATCACGCCAGTCGATCTGGTGGCGGGTGATCTTAGCGCCGAAGTCAACACAGGCTACGGCGGCGGCTTTTACGGTCTTGATGATTACGGAGTTGAGCGCGCCGACAAGGGCAACTACGGCGAGGCCACGACGTGGGCGCTCGACAACTGGGGGCAAAACCTTGTCGCGTGTTCCGTCGCCGACGGACGCCTGCTTGAGTGGGACTTGAACCCGGCGAACAACGCTGCCGCTATCAGCAACGCACCGATAGACAATCTATCTTTGTTGGTCACGGCTGAAAGGTTCCTGTTCGCCCTCGGCGCTGGCGGCAACCCGCGCAAGGTCCAGTGGAGCGACCGGGAAGACAACACTGAATGGACGCCCGCCGCCGAGAACGAGGCTGGCGACATTGAGTTGCAGACCAACGGACAGATTATGTTGGGCATCCGCACGCGCGGGCAGTCCATAATCTTGACCGACCAAGACGCGCACACGGCCACATATCAGGGGCCGCCCTTCGTTTACAATTTTGAGCGCGTCGGCTCCGCGTGTGGCGTCATCTCGCGCAAGGCGGCCGTGGGCGTTGACGAGGGCGTCTTCTGGATGGGGAAGCGTGGCTTCCACATTTATTCCGGCGGCGCTGTGCAAGACATCCCATGCGATGTGGCCGATTACGTCTTCGGCGACATGACCAGCGCGCAAAAATCCAAGATTTACGCCGTCAGCAATCAGCAGTTTAACGAAATTTGGTGGTTCTACCCGTCCGGCTCGTCCAACGAAAACGACCGCTACGTCGTGTTTAATTATGCCGAGCGCCACTGGGCCATCGGAGCCCTGTCTCGCACGGCTGGCGTGGACAGCGGCATATTCCGCAACCCAATCTTCTTTGACGCGGCTGGTGTGTCCTATGACCATGAGACAGGCTTCGCGCATGAAGATGCAGACGTTTACGCCGAGAGCGGGCCGATCAGCCTTGGCACTGGCGACAATGTCATGTCGGCGACCATGCTCATTCCCGATGAGAAGACGCAGGGTGATGTCAGCGCAACATTCAGGACGCGCTTTCACCCCAACGACACGCAGCGCACTTACGGGCCGTATTCGATGGCAAACCCGACCAGCGTGCGCTTCACGGGCAGGCAGATCCGCATGCGCGTTGAGGGGGAGCGCCTCGCGGACTGGCGCGTCGGCATCATGCGGATCGATGCAAGGCCGGGTGGCCTGCGGTGAGCTTGGGTTTCACTCCACCTCCAGTGACAGGCGACCTGCAGATATGGGCGCAAAACATCGTGGCATACCTGCGCCGCACCGCGACCCGCTTGCAATTTAAGGGGGCTTCGTCTTCCGCTGTCGATGACGGGTCGATCATGTGGGATCCGGCTGGCGGGTATCCTGTCGTTAGCAAGGGCGGCGTGTGGCGGCAGATCGTGCTGGCCGACGGCTACGCCATATTCGGGCAGGACGCCGACGTCACGGCGGCGGCTGCCAACACGGCATACAAGATCGCCTTGGATAGTGTAGCATCGCAGGGCATCACGCTGACCGGGTCTCCGGCGACAGACATCACGTTTGTCGAGGGCGGACTTTACTCGATTGCCTTCACGGCGCAGATCACCAGCTCTTCCAGCTCTGCGGTGAGCTTCCGCTTTTGGCCGCGCGTGAACACGGTTGACGTTGGTGGCAGCACCATCGTCGCCAGTCTGCACAACAACGGCGCGACCATCACGGTATCCCGCACGGCGATCTTCAGTTTTGCGGCTGGAGACGTGCTGAACGTCATGTGGGCCACCGACAGCACAAGCGGCAGCCTGACAGCTCACGCCGCGACGGCCTACGCGCCCGCAGCCCCGTCTGTGACTGTCGCCATCACGCGGGTGCAGGCATGAACATCATAGACGCCAACCGCAAGCACATCGAAGCCGCGCTGGAGTACAGCGGCGGCACGCACCTCTTCGAAGATGTCAAAGAGGCCATCCTCGACGGCCGCATGCAGCTATGGCCAGCGCCGAATAGCTGTGCCGTGACAGAGATCGTCGAGTATGCTAGAAAGAAGGTGCTGCACGTCTTTCTCGCTGGTGGGCAGATGGATGAAGTGGTCGGTGGCATCGAAAGCGTGGCCGATTGGGGCCGACAGCACGGGTGCCAAAGCATGACAATTTCTGGCCGCAAGGGCTGGGAGCGGATCTTGGACAAGAGCGGGTTTCGCCCCGTCATGGTCGTGATGGAGAAGGAACTGTAATGGGCGGCGGAAGCAAAACAACCGAAGTCAAAATCCCGGAGTGGCTGGAAGATGCCGCCAAGTCTGGCTTGGCCCGCGCCGATACTGTGTCGCGCATCCCATACGCGGCATATTACGGGCCTTCCGTCGCTGCGATGACGCCAGCGCAGACTGCGGCTATGCAAAACACCAACAGGGCTGCGTCGGCATTCGGTCAATCAACGGTTGACCCTGCGGCGGGCATGCCAGAGGCAACCAACTACAACGGCATGATGGCGTACTCGTCTGGCTCTGGCTACGACGCGGCTCTGGAAGAGCTGAAAAATCGCCAGCCGGGGACATACAACGCGATCATGGGTCAGTTCATTGACCCGATCACTGGCGCGATGCCAGCGGGCGCAACTGCCGCTGGCGGTGGCCCCATCGGTAAACCGGGCGGCGGCGGAATGGGGCGAGGCAAGGGATAATCATGGCAGGCGCATCAAACCCACAAAACGTGCAGTATTCTAGCCCCAAGCCGTCTATGCTTGGTGGCATGGGCAATCAAGCCAGCGGAGTGCCAACTCAGACCTTTGGCTATGCTTCACAGTTCGCACAACAGCCCGCTGGCGGCGCAAATTCCAATTTTCAAATGAGTTATGGCGGCGGTCTGCCTCCCGGCCTCAATCAAACGATGCCAGCGCCTATGCCCGGCGGCGGCGGTCTGCCTCCCGGCCTCAATCAAACGATGCCAGCGCCTATGCCCGGCGGCTCCCAGCCATCTTCCACGCCAGCACAGCCCGCCGCCCCAGCAACAGGCCAGCCTGACGTCTACCAAACGTCGGCCAACATGTACAATCAGGCTGCGGCTGGT